TCGAATGACATACCTTTTTGTTGTAGGTATGTGTGCCATCCCAAAACTCCAAGACCCAATGCTCTACCTTTTTCAGCAGAACGAACTGAATTCTCAAACCCTCTCATATTCTTTGCTCTTTGGATGAACTCTTCGAGTACACCATCCAAGAACCAAGTTGCAGTATAGATAAGGTCAGTATCTTTCCACTCATCGTATTTAGCCAAGTTGACTGAAGACAAACAACATACAAATGAGTGTGACTCATCGGTGTGAAGTGTAATCTCACTACAAATATTGGTCATAAAGACCTTCAATGAGTTTTGTTTGTATGCCTCTGGGTTTTGTTTGTTTACATTACCTTTGTACATAATGTAAGGTTCGCCAGTTGCCTTTCTCTTCTGAAGTACCTTACCCCATCTGCGTCTTGCTTCTTCGTTTCCATCCTCAAGTTTTCTCATAAACTTGTCACCAACGATAACACATTGGTGTAGGTTCAAACATTGGCGGTTTACATCACCCTTTGGTTCACGGATTTCAATCCACTCATCAAAGTCGTTGTGTTCAATGTTTAGGTTAACCGAAGCAGCACCTCTACGAACTGCTCCTTGGTTAGTTGCAAGGATTGTAGAGTCGTAAATCTTAGCGAATGGTACTACACCATCACTTGTACCATTATCGGTGATTTTAGCACCGGCAGGTCTAATCATATTAAGACCAATACCAACACCACCACCATGTTTGGCCAACAACATCAATTCGAGGTTCTTTTGACCTATCTCTTGGATTGAATCACCGACATCAATGCCAAAACAAGATATCGGAAGACCCCTATCGGTGCCAGTATTAGAAAGTACAGGGCTAGCAAGATTAAGCCACCCGCGCCAAATATAATCAAAAAACTTACTAGCGAGATGCGGTTTACCCAACCTGCGTGCAACAGCGGTTGATACCCTCCAATATGCATCTTTTGGCGTTTCTCCTGCGAGTAAGTATCCTTTTGATATTGTTTTGACATATATTTCAGTATTTCCCCAAGTTGGAAAGTCAACTCCCAACTCCCAACCTAATTCTTCTCCGTAATTCTTCATAACTTTTTTTACCATAAATCGTTCCAATCTTCACCTTCGTTTGCCTTACTATAATCAGTAGGTCTTACAGCGAAGAAGTCAGTATGTGTTGTACCACCTGTAAGATGATAGAACCATTCTAATTCATTGGCCGATTTTTCATTATAATCAAATAATTTTCCTTCGTACCCCAATTCGTTGTACTTTTCATTTACCCTACGTTGAATGAAGTTTTTAAGGTCATTCTTTTTAAGGTTCTCAAGGTCACCCATTTCAAACATTTTGTCAATGTAGTTGAGTTCCAATTCCAACATAGTTTCAGCAGCAGCTTCAACTGCCTCTTTAACATCAACTTTCAACTCTGGATACTCTTCACACATATGTCTGAATAGTTGACAACCCATTTTAGAGTGTAGTGACTCATCACGAACTGACCACTTCATTTGTTGACCGATTCCCTTCAACATATTTCTCATTTGGAATGAGTACAATACTGCGAATGAAGAGTAAAGTGCAACACCTTCGGCAAATGCGGAGAAGATTGCAAGTGAACGAGCCACTTCTTTTCTTGCGTCAGGATTTGACTTTAAGTCTTCGTATGTATACTTGTTTGATACACCGGCAAGGTTCTCAAATCGTTCAGCAGTTGCAGGTTCGTGAAGAAATGCCTCAAAGTCTTCTAACCCCAAGGATTCGTTCAAGTATGAATATGCGGTTGCGTGAATTGTTTCTTGCGAACCGAACATCATAGCCATTTGCTTGATTTCGTGTTTAGGAAACCACTCGGTTACCATAGTAGTCCAATAATCGGATACAGCACATTCCGTTTGAGCAAATCCAAGTAGGATGTTACCTACTAAATTCTTCTCTGATACTGACAAATTTTCATTCCAATCTTTGATATCACTTTGCATTGGAATTTCGGTATGTAACCAAAATGCTTGTGCTTGTTTCAACCAACCTTCGGTGTAGTATTCAGGATATTCAAATGGTTTAAAAGGTATACGATTGTCAAATAGACCCATAGTGGCTCCGCGTTAAAATGTTAGACATATTTTTCATTTGGGGGTGTTTATATATAGTGTTTAAAAACCAATATCACCACTCATTTCTTTATATTTTTGAGCCAATTCTTTTCTTACTAAACTCTCCCCACCTTTCATCTCTTTTTTGGTTTGTTGGCCAGAAATGGAATCATCATTATAGATGTGAATTTGACCGGTTGAGAAGTTGGCCTTTGATGGGAAAGTCATACCATCAGGCCCAAAACGATTCTTAATAACGTGCCATCTACCAGTCCCAGCAAGTTTGTCTTCAATCTTACGAGATAGTGATACCACGAAATCAGCAGTCATCATCTTTGAGAATGACCCTGCAATCTTTGTACCTGTAATAATGTCATCTTCTGCACCACTTCTATTGATTTGAGATGCAGTATAAACCGGCACTTCGTACTCACCGGCCATACCACGAAGGTCTTCAATGATTTCTTCCAACTCTTCATGTCTCTTTTCTTTAGATGGCCCTCTCAAAAGGTCAGCATAATCCACAATCACCACATCTGCCTTCTTACCTTGAAGAATCATTTTGTCCATATGTGCTTTTAGTGAGGTTACACTAGCGGTTTTGGTAGGATAATGTTTTACTATAAGGTCACCTTTAACACCTTGGACTGCCTTTTTGACATCATCCATATTGTATTTAAGGTTAGCCACAGCAACCCCACTTAAAACAGCATCGTATCGTTGTCCGACATAACCTTCATTCAACTCCAAAGTGTAATGTGCTACTATCTTACCTTGTTTCATTGCGTTAACACCAATGTTGACCAAAGACCACGATTTACCAATACCTGGAGGGGCTGCGAATAGAATTAACTCACCCTTACCAAAACCACCTTGTGTAATCTCATCTATGACATTCCAACCCGTTGAAACCACATTACGAACCGAATCTTCATATCGCTCAGTAATCATAGTTTTGTACTCATGACCTATATCTGAATCTTGACCTGCTTTCATAGCAGTATCAATCTTCTTTTTGATGGTATCATACTTACCATCCTCTAAAAGAGTCACAGAATCCAAAATTGCGTTCTTGATAGACTGATTTTTACAAAAGTCAAGGATTTGTTCCTTCACATATGTTAAATCATCACTTTCAAGGTGATTCCAAGCAAATTTAAGAGTGTCAACAACGGAAGTTTTTAGAACATCACGTTCAATTGTGTTTATCTTCACTTTAAGGACATCCAAAGTAGGCATCTTTTCGTATTGGTCAAAATATTGCATAATTGCCTTCACCAACCATTCTGACGCTTCCGAATCAAAGTATTCTGCTTTTAGAATATCGTAGATTTGTCGTGTAAACGACCTATCCGACAATATAGCGGATATGACCTTATTCTGAAATGATGTACTAAACTTACTTCCTAACTTCTCCATATAGGTACAAATATACGAAATTATTTGTTACTATCAAAATTATTTATCGTTGAATTCGTAATCTTTGAAATGATTTTTCAAATTGTTGTGCAAAGATGTAAATGAGTTTCTTAACCATGAGTCTACATTAGCAAACGCAGTATAGAGTTTATCATACATAAACATCTTCTTAAATTCAACCAAGTCTAATTCGGGTTGGAGTTCATCCATAATATTTCGTACTTGAGAAGTAATTGATGATGAAATTTCAGGGTCTTTGAGTTGCATTAATCTATAATTCATCTCAATAGTTGTCACATTTTCAGTCAACTTTTGTGATAACTTATCATCACACTCCGTTTGGATTTTGGACATAAACCCATTCATATCAAGTTCGGATTCATTTAAAAATGACATTTTAGAGTGAATGGTTTTTTCACCAATACCACGAACACCTTCAATATTATCAGATTTATCGCCTGTAATTACACGATACCAAATTAGGTTTTGTGGAATTACCCCATAATCTTCTTTTACTAAAGCTTCATCATACATTTTCTTTTTAGTAGGGGCCCATACTTTGATTCGGTGGTTTACCAATTGAAGAAAATCCTTATCAGATGATACAATGGTGACTTCTTTCTTAAAATAGTGGTTTGCAAGATATGCAATGATGTCATCTGCTTCTACATAATCAATATAGGTAAGGGAGATGGGTAGAACCTGAAGATACTCAATCAATCGACTAAATTGATTTCTCATAGATTCTTGTTGGTCTTCGAGGTCTTCATAACCAGCCAATCGGTTGATTTTTGTTAGACCGGTTCTACCCTCTTTATACCCCTTGTAGTAACTCTTTCTACGATTTGAGCCACCCTTACCATCAAATACGATAACAACACGAGTTGGTTTTAATGTTCTGATGGTTGCAGCGGTGGACAAGAGGAATCCTGTCACACCACCACAATGTTCTCCATCATCGTTTAAGGCAGGAACTGCCCCAAATACTCTAATGAACTGATTTAGTCCATCTATAATAAGAACCCGGTCATTAAGTTCTTCACTTTGTACTTCCTTATGTTCGATACTAACTTCTTTAAGTAGTTCCTTATACCTATTAATCATCAAAATCGGTTACTTCAATATTATCAATGTTTGAACCTGCGCTTGATTCTTTGTAAGACATAATATATGCATCACAAATCTGATTGTAGATTGATTCTTTGAGTTCTGGTCGTTCCATCAACAAGTCCTCGAAGTTCTTTGCTTGGAACTTGATTTCTTCACCAGTCTCAGTATCTACATAAGTGTACCAAGCACCACTTTGTTTTACAAGGTTGTAGGTTTTCATCATTTGTAACCACGAACCATAGTTGTCAATACCACTATCAAAGTAGATGTCATAATCTACTGAACGGAGTGGTGGCCCCATACGATTCTTAATTACCTGTGCACGAGTCTTAATACCCACAACTTGGTCTACTCCACCAATCTTTGACTTCAATTGACCCATTTGTTTGAGTCGGATTCTACAAGATGAGTGGAATGCGATTGCCTTACCACCACTTGTAGTCCAAGGGTCACCAAACGACACACCCATACGAGATCTCAATTGATTTGTAAAAATTAGTGAGATTCGTTCTCTACCAATAAGATT